TCAGAAAATCATGCGATACAGTACATGCCGCGAAATAGCCAAAAACACCAAGGATAGAGCAAAGCCACCCAGACAGATACGTCCCAGAACACGACGCTGGATGCGGCGCATACTGTCCCAATCGCCAAGGGTGGAAACCGCGGTAATGAACGACAGCATGATGAGATTCATCAGGGAATCCGATCGGCCGTGTAGGTGTCGAACGCATACGAGGTGAATCATGCGGAGAAATCGTCATGTCCTGTGTGCTGGACAGAGGGATGAAACGACCGCAATAACAGACTCCGGGTGAACAACGGATCGGACAATATAAGCATGTGTGAGCCTCTTTTCCTGATATATCAAAATAGCCGATAATGTACGTTCGGATTGAGGCGTAGGGGTGGACAAATAGCGAACCATGTCCCAGAAAGTGAGATGGAGGACCTTCTTTCCGTTGCCGTGAATCTTGATTTTTCCGATTTTCGATTGCGTGTCGGTGATTTCGTGGCCGAGTCGGTCGGTCTGGGGGCTGACCGCGGTTTTCTTGATCGTGCAGTAGCGTGCGGCCGCTTTTGCGCTGCTTTCCCTGGACAGATCAATGACCTCGAACTTCTGGTTCCTGCTCGACGGCGCGGCATATCCGCACTTCTTGGCGGTCTGCACCCATTCATCGGCATAGGAGCCGGCGAAGTCGTCGGATTCAGCTTTGGACAAGATGTGGTCGAAGATGTAGTAGCAGTGGAAGTGGACGTGCCATCCATTAGCGTGACTGTAGGTAACTTCCTGGGCGCGGATGTAGCCGATTTCGTTGGTGCGGCGGAAGAGGTCCTTGATGCGGCGATGCGACCGGGACTTGCGCCAGACCTCCCTGGCCATGTTGACGACGTCCTGCAAGCTGTCCTTGCGCTTGTGGCGGACGGTGAGGGTGCCGAAAACCACGCCCCAATCATGTTCCTTGCAGTGGTCCATGACCGCCGTCACCTCATCCAGGCGGAAGCATTGAATCTTGTGGTTGCAGACCGGGCACACCCATACGCTGCCGCAGGAGCGAAGCCCGGAAAAACGGGCGCCATGCTCGCCGTCGTAAAACAAGCCCACACCAGTCTCCTTGCTGACCACGCGACCGCATGAGGCGGGACGGGTGCCGTGGAGCACGCGGCGGACGGTGCGGCGCTGCGCCCAGCGGTCAGCGCGAAGCTCGTTGCGGGTTCCGATTTCGTCGAGATTCACAACGATCTGCGGATCGGAAGTGGCCGCATTATTCGCCATGCTATCAAGGGCGGCTTCGCCGCCCTGGTCGGGCAGGTAGGCGTGAACGTGGGCACGTGCGATGTGCTCGGTCGACAAGGCCGGTATACTGGGTGTTGAAACCATTTTGACCTCACAAACATTTTGGTTTCCGACCGTCGGATGTGTCAGCATCCGGCGGTTTTTCATTTAAGCGTATTCTACGCCCTGGCCGTCGTCGCGTCGGCGGTGGTCGGGGTAGGGTTCGTTTTCGTCGATGACCCATTGATGGCCGAGCTTGCGTGCGGTGGCGAAGCCGCCGCGTTGGGCCATCTGGCGGACGGTGACGGGGCTTCTGCCGTGTCGCCGGGCGTATTCGGTGATCGTGATCTCCATCCGTCTCCTTTGTTTTTCCTTATATAGATATTACATCGTTTTCGATGTAATACCAAAGCGACACGCCGAGACGGGGGGAATTTTTTTCAGGCGGCGCAGTAGATGGCGACCGCCGCGATCAGCGCCAGGGCGGACACGACGGACGCGGCCAGGCATACGCGACCCGGGATGCGTCGCCCGGACCGGCGGGTGACGCCCCAGTCTCCGACCGAGAAGACCAGGGAGAAGAAAGCGGCCATGATGCAGTCCGCAAGGTCCACCCAGTCCTCCGAAAAGACGTCGAAGGCGAAGGAGACGAAGGCGAAGCAGGCCAGGATGACGAAGGCGCATGAGGCGACGGACCGGATGCGGACGTGGCCGGCGGTCCTGGCGTCGTCCACCGCCGACATGACGGCAAGGGCGGCCGAGCCGACCGCGACAATCAGGCACCAGATGAACAAGAGCAGATAGAACATGAATCCTCCTTGATTTCCCTTGATGAAAACGATAGCACCATCACCGGCGATGGCGGTAATCCTCGCACGTGCATTCGGGCACCCTGCGCCGCCCGCCGCAGACGGCGCACCGACCGGACACCAGGACGGTGCCGATCGTGGACACGGAAGCCAACGTGTCGTAGCAGCGGGGGGCGATGTGCCTGGAGAGGCGGAACCAGTCCTTCGTCTCGGCGGACAACCTGGTCTTGACGGTACTCACCGCCTGGAAGTCGGTGTAGTCCTCGGCGCTGAAGGTCTCGAACCGGAACAAGCGGTTTGAACGCCACATGCTGCCCTGGGCCGACCGGCTCAGGAAGCCGTGGCAGATCGTGACGATCTTGGTGGTCTCCCTGAGGATTTTGTCAGCCCTGGCCCAGCTGGGCGCGGTCCATCGCAACACCAGGTCGCGTTTGCGCAGCTGCTGGAGCATGGTGGCGACCTGCGGGGGGAGCGATTCGGATTCGCGGGATGAGGCGATGGCGCTCACCTCATCAAGCAGGATATCGGCGTGTTCGGCGTCGAGTATCTGGGACCAGTCGTGCAAAAGCACGACGTTGGGAGCGGGGGAGCCGTCCGGGAAGGTGATCGGCACGGTGCTGTACACGGTGCGCCCGCCGTAGACGCTGGGCAAGGTATCGTGCACCATGCACAATGTCTTGCCGCTGCCGTTGCTGCCAACGTAGGCGGCGATGGGGAAGCGGCGTCTGAAGTCGCGTCCGCAATCCGCCTCTCGCGGAAGGGCGGGGGCGGCGGCGTGCTCGGCGGCGTCCGCCGCCTTGCGCCCGCCACCGTCCCGCCCAGGCCGTAAGCCGGCGTGACGCGGGACACGAACCAGGTGTCGCAATTGTTGCAGTCGTTGCAGTTGTTGGATCATCCGTTACCTCCGATGGCGGGAATGTGGCCGACCGCGACACGGATAGCGCGGACCAGGAAACAGGAAAGGATGAACCCGGTCACGACCAGGAAGATGGTCTTGAAGCTTGACCAGGGAATCCAGATGCCGAAGCCGTCCAACCGCTGGATCAGGAGGCTCAGCCCATCAGGCGGTTTGGACAGCATGTCCGGAATGGTGATGTCGTCGAACAGGCCAAGGAACCACGCCCAGGCGTCGGCGGCCCAGGAAACGATTGTCTCGGTGATCATGCCTCGCCCCCGTCCCCGCCGGGGTGATAGTCGAAGATCGCCATGAAGGCCTTGCGGCAGATCATGACCGCCACGATGCACAGCAGCAGCGTGATCACCGCGCATGAGATCTTCGGGAGGAAATCGAGTTGCTGGCCGGGACAGGCGTTAAGCACCTCCGCGTCGTCGAAGATCTTGATGCCATTCCAGCCGAAGCTGAACCGGTAGCCGTGGCAGCTGCCAAGGTCGATGTCGAACAGGCCGGCCCAGTTGACCTGGAGCGCCCGCCATTGGGGGAGGATGCCGTTGCTGGTGTCCCGCGCGAACTTGGCACGTGTGGTGGTGAGCACCTTGGTGCGCGGCACGATCAGGATGTTCGCGGCGCAGACAATCGGTTCGTACAGCCAGGCAGCGGCGTTGCCCTGGGTGCCGGATTTGACGCAATCGGACCAATCGTAGTCCTTGGCGGGGGCGGTGGTGGTGTCGGTGGCGGTGCTGCCGTCGGGCTGGCCGGTGGTCTGGCCGCTCCGTTGCGCCTCCTCACCGAAAGAGGGGGCGTAGGCGATGCATTCGCCGATCGGCACTTCGGTGATCTTGCCGGGCACGTCGTACGAGCATTTGTAGGAGAGGGCGGGTTGTTCCTTGGTGGTGACCTTGGTCGTGACGTCCAATTGGTGGTCCGGGATGATCTCCTGGACCTCCTTCACCCAGTCGACGCAGGCGTAGCCTTCCAGGAAGCAGCTTTTGCCGGTCTTGACGTCGATGAGGTCGAGCCTTTTGCCGGCGGCGTTGGGGTAGATGCCGTCCAGGCCGCCGCTGCCGAGGTTAACGGTGCCGGTCTTGGTGTTGGCGTCGATGCTGACGGAGCCGCTGACGCTGCCGTCGTCGTTGAGCTTGGTCTGGATGTGGCCGGGCGCCCATCCGGTGGAGCTGCCGGTGGATTGTCCGCCGCCGCTGACCGTGGTCCGTGTGCCGTCGCCGGACTGGGATGTGACATCAACGCTCACGTCCTGGTCTTTGACGGTCGGCTGATACGCCGCGGGGCAATCATCACCGCACTCGGAAAAGGCAACGCCATCCTTGTAAGCGTCATCCACGCCATATCCATGGTACCCGTAATCGCCAGCAAAATACCGGAAGTGGCTCATAACGGTATCAGGGTCACCGGGCCAATACCCGAAAGGGAAAATGTTGGTGATATCGGAAGAAGAAGAATAATCGTTGACATCAGTGCCATAAATCATCTGACTGACCTCGGTGAAACCGGCATCGAGATTGTTATTGCGATAATAAGGATTGAACGAATTAGGGTATAGGGGGGCGTTGTCACCGGGGAGCACATGGCCCAGGAGGTGCCCTTTATTGCTCTTAGTTACGCGAATGGTGTCAGTCCATACAAGGTGGGCACCTTTGCCGTCCTGGTAATGGCGTCCACGGATGTAGACGCTTGTGCCATCCTGGGTAGCGACATACCAGGGCGTCCAAGTCCAAGACCAGTGAGGCGCCTTATCATCGGTGTGCGTCTCTTCAGCACCGCGAAGCTTTTTCATGGCCTCTACCCACTGGACATCATCCAAGAACTTTTTGCGTTGTTCGAGGTT